CTCCAGAATAAAAAGTGGACCATCCAAATACCGGTATTCCATCTGCTGCGCTTTCTGATTTTATTCCACCAATTACTGACCCCTTAAATTGTAGGTTTATGATTTCGCCCTCTGGAGTCATGCAATAGACTGACCGGTGGTAAACGCCTCCTGCGTTCACTATTTGCCCTTTTATCTCGTTATAAATACCCTTTGCAATTGTTCCGTTAGAGTTTTTTACTTCGACTTCTTCGTTTCTTACGGAATAAACTTCATTAGACCAAATACCACTCTGTGCGCTATCGCTCCATCCTTTTACTGTATGGTAGTGTTCAAGAAATAAAACCTTTAAAGGAAGCTCTACCTTTACGTTTGCAAGTTTCCCCGCTTTTATTTCTTCCTGTGTTTTTCCTTCCGCTAAAAGTTTCTCTTTTAATTCTTTGTCATAGTATTGAAAACATTTGTCATTTGATTTCCACTCTAAAAACTTTTTACAAGGGTTTGGGTTTTCATTTACGTTACTAGGTCTTGATAATCTGCTCATTTTACTTATTTTTATAATTACGGCTAAAGTCTGTGGTAGCCGCATCCACATTTTATTTAAATAGTGATTTAACCATTTTTCTTTTTGCGTGTGTATTGTCGGGCCTCTTCTTGGGTGCTGCCCTTAGTGGCCCTAGCTCCTTTTTTGCCAGCTCCTTTCCCTCGTTTGATAAAGAGGTAAGGCTTGAAATAATATGCTGGTCTAAAGGGTTCATTTCTGTATTTATAATTTTGCTCCGTTAATTAAAACGTCATTTAAAATCAAAATAAGTAGTGAAAACACAAATATTAAACACGCTACTTTTACCGCTTTTTCAATCATAACTTTTTTTTTAGTATTTATTAGAAATATATTTCTGCATTAAATTCACAAGGTTTTCTTGTACGTTATAAAGCGAGGGAATTTCAAACCTGGTAAACCAATTTATACGCACAGTTGATTCTTTAAGCTGGAAATGATTTGCTACCAACTTTATAAAATCCTTTTTATCTTTTTTTTCAACCTTTGCAAAAAGGTGCTTGATGTTGTCTGTTAGTGTCAATTCTTTACTTTTCTGCATTAGGCTAGTTTTAACTGTCTCATTTCTCCGGAAACTCTATACATTTCCTTATTTGATGCCGTTTGTATATTCTCCAAAAGGCGGTATCTCATTTTTAAAACCCTATCGGTAAGTTTTACGTTTTCGGCTAAATCCTTTTTTTTCTCTTCCAAGTCGCCAAAAATTTCGTAGTACTCATTAGTACAAATATTTTTATACCTCCTTTTAAGGTTTTCAAGTGCCGCAGTATTTTTGTCTAAACTTTCAAATATTTCTTTCATTATAGCATTGTTTCAAGGTTATAACTTACTATTTCTCTAACTTCTTCGTTCTCAATTTCGTTGCCATCTTGGTCGCAAATTGTAACGCTAGAGGCGGTTATTTTCTCCACTTTATACTCTCCATCTCTTGACCATTCAAAAGAGATACACCCTTCAATATCTATCCAGAAATTTTCTGTTTTATAGCTATGTGTAAAAAGTTCATCGCTATATCTTTCCCCCTCATATTCAGGCGTATTGTTTTCCATTGGTTGCAAGCCGTTAAAAATTTCTTGTTTATCTGAAAGAGTGAGCAGTTGTATTGTATTCATATCCTTTTATATTGTTTTTTTTTGTAGCTTTGTTGTAATACACCACAAATATACTAAACTTATTTAGTATTACAATACTTGTATAGTAAAAAAAAGAAATAAAAAAAACTATCTAAAAAAACAACAAAATGAACAAGGAGAAGGAGAATAGGATAGATCAGATCATATCAGAGGTTAAGAACAAGAAAATTTCCGCATACCTAATCGCACAAAACACGAAATTAACAGAGGCGGGAGTCGGAAAAGTACTTAACAAGTTTAGTAAAAATCCTAGAGACCTTACCGTAGACGCTATTTATGCGTATTTGTTTTTGAATAAAAAACAAAATGAAAATGAAAAAGAAAAAGAAAAAGAAATAATAATTAATGAAAAAAGAGGAAAAGTGCCATATTTTGATATAGACGTAACAAGTCATATCACGCATAGTTTTAATGACGTACACGAAACACCTTCTTTTTACGTAGACTACAAGCCTTTCAACGACTGTGCGGCTTATGTAAACAACTACGGAGACTCCATGTTTCCGAAGTATAAAAACGGAGAAAGATTAGCAGTAAAACAAATATTTAATTTAGACGTAATTAATTGGGGAGAAACCTATTTAATAATAACAAATGAAAATGCAAATGATTTAAAAACAGTAAAAGATATACACCCGCATAGAGATTTAGATAAAATAATTTTAAGGGCATCAAATCCAGCCTATGCCGGAGATACAATAATAAATAAAGAGGACGTTCTTAGTCTTTTCGCCATAAAAGGAAAAATCTCGCAAAATTTTATATAATATGAAATACTTAAAAGCAATTGAAATTATAAAAAATAGAGGTTTTAAGGCTTATGAAATTCACAAGGCTACTGGATTAAATGAATCTGGAATTAGGAGGGTTTTAAATAATGAAGTAGAGTCTCCCCAGCGAAAAACAAAAGAAGTTTTAATAAAATTTGCTATTGAAATAACAGGAGAAAAAGAAGTAAATTCCGAAGAACTGCAATGTTTGGAATTTAACAAACTTAAAAGTGATGAAAAATTGAATATGCTTTTTAAAATGCTTTTAAATAAATAAATACCTTTACAAAAAAAACTATGAAAAAAATTATAACTTTTACCGCCATTTTTTTAGTGGCCTTTACATTACAATCTCAAAATATTTTTACATACGATAAAAATGGGTTGGCACCAGAATACATCGTTTTGGAATTAGATACAATACCGCAGGAGGAATTGTATTCTAAAACAATTAACTGGATAAAGGAAACCTATAAAAATGCGGACGAAGTAATTAACAATAAAATTGAAAACCAAAAAATATTTATTGAAGGTATTAACTCTAGTGTTTTGACTATTGGAGGCGGTGCAAAAATGGATGCTAGATATACCATTGAAATAGCTTTCAAAGAAGGTAAAATTAAATTTGAACCAACAAGATTAGAGTACTACCACAGTGTGCATGGATGGAACAATATGGCCCTAGGCGAAAAGGCTAAAAACTTTTATAAAAGAAGCGGATCGATAAGAGGTTTGTATGAAAATTTACCAAATCAAATTCCAGGCTTGTTTAACGATCTTGCACAAAGCTTAAAAGATTACATTTTAGAAAAAAATGTAGTAAAAGAGGATTGGTAAAAAAGTACATCGAAAAATACACTAAAAAGTACACTATTAAGGGGTAAGGTAAAAAACTAAATTATTGAAAACCAATGTATTGATGTTTAAAAATCGTTTGTTCTGCTATTCATAACCCTGAGGTCACGGGTTCAAATCCCGTTCTCGCTACTATTTAAGGAACTGAAAACAAACGATTTAAGCAATTTTAAATCGTTTTTTTTATGTTTAAAAATAAAAAGTACACTGAAAAGTACACTATTGTAAAATCTGACTTTATGGCCAAGAATTACTCTATCGGGTTCTACACCGGAGGCGTAAAAATTGCAGAATGGGATAATTTAAAAAAGCACGAAAAAACCAAGGCTTTGCAAAAAAGTTGGTATGTGCGCTGGTCTTTCCGAAATCCTGAAACAGGTCTTTTGGAACGCCAAAAAAATTATAAGGGTGGTGTAAATTATTTGAAAACCAAAGGCGAAAGATTTAAGGCCCTTCAAGAATTAAAGAAACTTTTATCTGATTTTATAAAAGAAGGGTATTCCCCATTTAAAGAGGATGAACAAATAAATATCGACAATCAAGAAATTGAAAAAGATAAAACAGTAAAAGAGGCTTTCGATCTGGCCCTCGAACAAATCAAACTAACTGTTTCCGCCTCCACATATTCAGGCTATAAAAAAACTTCGCTTAGTTTTCTGGAGTTCTTAGGAAACCAAAATAAAAACAAAAGTATAAAATTAATTACTCGTCTAATTGTAATAAAATATCTTAACGAGATTCTGAAAAAAACATCGGCAAGAACTCGGAACAATTATAAAGCCGATTTATCCTCTCTTTTTTCTGTTATGGAAAAGAGGCTTTTAATTTTAGATTTTAATTTTATAAAAAACATAGAGAAGGAAAGAACGCAAGAAAAAAGAAACAGAACTTTATCAAATAACCAGCTAAAACAAGTAACCGATTTTTTAAGGGAAAACGATCCTTTGCTTTTATTGGTGGTTAAATTTGTGTCCTATAATTTTCTTCGTCCTGTCGAAGTTTGCCGGCTTCAAATAAAAGATTTGAATTTAGAAGATGCGCTCCTTTATTATCAAGCAAAAAATAAACCTCTGAAAACCAAACGCATTCCTAAAATATTATTGAATGATTTAAAAGGAATGAATTTGGATGCCTACGAGGGTAGCTCCTATTTAATAACTCCCTCCGGTATTCCCAGCGATTGGGAGGCTACCGATATGCAAAGAAGATCAACAATTACTCGAAGGTTTACACGTCTTAAGGTTAAAATGTCGGAAGCTGGTATAAAATTGGAGAAGGGAGACAATATTTACTCTTTTCGCCATTCCTATATTACAAATTTATTTAGGCATTTAAGAACACAAGAAAATCTATCTTTTCACGAGGCTATCCAGCAACTGATGCCAATTACAGGCCACGATTCCGAAAGCGGTTTAATGAATTACATTCATAAAATAGATGCCGATATTCCTAAAGATTGGAGTGAAAAAATAGATATTATTATCTAGTGGCGTTTAAGTGTTTAGGTTTTCCCTTTCCATTATCCCAAAAAATAGAATATCCGGCATTTGTCGTAAATCCTAGACTTTCGCTATAAAAATTTCCTGTAAAGAAACTTTGTAAATGCATTCTCCGATAGTCTATACTATCATCCGACACCATTTTAAAAACGCTCCTTTGTTTTATAGAAAGTTTTTCGATAATACTGTGCAAATGAGCCTCACAAATTAAATTATAAGTACCTTGAATACCATAATTTAAAATTATGTATTCTGTGGATTGCTTGCTTAAACCTAAATGGCCATGCAAATTTATGTGATTTATACCATTTACTAAATGAGTTATTACCATAGGATTAAATTCAACATCAAAGCCTTTTAAAGTAAGGCCCCACGCTATTAATTCAGCGGCTCCCCCTTTTACGTCCTCCTTATTGTTGCTCGTAAGCCTGTCATGGTTTCCAGCCACAATTTTAACGCTTCCTAAATTTTCAATTTTATTAAGTGCTTGTTCCAAAAGATTGCAGCATAACATTATCGAGTTTGCGCCTATCTGGTTTTTGTCTAAACTCATCCAGCTATTTATATGGCTCAAACCGGTAAAACTTTCTATTAAATCTCCGTTTATGTGAACGTGTGTTTTTTTAAAACCGAGTTCGTTTGCATCTTCTACGCTTTCCATAAGTCCTTTTAATAGAACGTTCGAATCGTAATCTGGAGACTTTATAAGGTTTCGAATATGCGCTCCGAAATGCAAATCTGACCATTTTAAAACACCATCTATGTTTTTTACAGTTTTTTTGTATTGATATTTGTATGTTTTTTTTATTTGATCATTTAAGATACCCCTTATATGGTCTAAATTGAAATCGTTTTTAGCTTCTTTTTCATTAAAAGCAATATTATAGTAAGGCGTTCCGGTATGTGATACGAGTTTATAGCTGGCTATATCGTTTCGAGGTAGTGAGTAATGTAAACAATAGGTATTTATATCCATCATTTGTCCGGTGGACTGGTTCCATGCTGAAAGAACAAACTTTTTTTTATATTGGTTCGTTTTGGTGGTTGTTTCGGTTTCGATTTTAAAACTTTCTTTGTATTCTTTTATTTGTTTTGTTTGATCTTGTGAAAGTTTATATTTTGCGGTTTTTCTGCCTGCCTCGTTTTTCTTTAAATCCAATTTTAAAAAAGTCGCTTCTTCGTGTGTTAAGCGTTTTAATTTTTCCAAATCTTTAAATTTTTAAATTAAAATATTTTTGATTTTAGTAAAATAAAATTAATTAGTACCGAAATTATGGCGGTCCATATTAGCCATGTTGGATATTTGTATCTAAGTTCATCCTCTTTTTTACTCTCGAAAATCCTTTCGTTTTTTATTTTATATTCCTTAATAAACACGTGTTTTAAGCTATCTATATTTATTTCCGTTTGAATATTACCGCCCTTGCTAAATACTCTAACAGAAGCCAGCGGAGTCTTTATCTGCCTATCAAAATCCTTTAATTTTCCTAAAGAATCGCAAGGCTTTTCGATGGTTATAATTTCCTTGATTGGCTTAATAATAGTCTTAACAATCTCCACCTTAACAGTATCAATAATAATTTTTTCTTTGTACTCAATAGTTGATTTTTTGGCTATGCATGAAGCAAAAAGCAGTAATAAAAAAAGGTATTTTATGTTTTTCATTTTATATTGTTTGATATTCTTTTTTGGCGTTAAAACTTGGGCATTCCTTTTTACTGAAATCTCTATGGCCGTAAATGGTGCCTCCATATTTGTCCTTTAATTCAGATAATAAATTAATTAGCGATTCTTTTTGGCACTCTGTCCTAGTGTCTTTGGCTTTCATTTGGGCATCAACACCACCAATATAACAAACCCCTATACTGTCGTGGTTTTGGCCCGAAACGTGAGCGCCTTTTATTTCGATCGGCCTGCCAATTCTTACAGATCCATCTAATTCGATTACAAAGTGGTAGCCAATATCAGTCCATCCCCTCTCTTGAACGTGCCATCTTTTTACCTCTGAAATTAAAACATTTCTTCCCTCTGGCGTTGCCGAACAATGAACTATGATTTTATTTATTATCCTCATTTTTATTATTCTTATCGCGGTTCATTAAATACCATTTTTGCATGGTATATCCAATAACTGTAATCGTCAGAATTAGCTTTAATCCTACTTCGGCACTTGAAAAATTCAAGGCCATGGCAATTCCATTCAATCCGTATATTTTTAAGTCTGTTATTGTCATTATTCTTCTTTTTTATCTCTTTTATCTTTGGAAAAAATAAAACCTATCGAAACAAATCCAAAAATTGAGTCTTGGATAGAAAATCCAACTGTAAAGGCTTTGAACAACATTCCGCAAATTATTATCAAACCAATTAAGCTGGTTTTCCAATTTTTTAAAACTAACTCTTTCATATTTTTTTTTAAAATAAATTAATTACATAAACTCGCTTGAATAACTTTTCCATTGTTTACGTTTATAACATAGTCTGGATTTCCGTTTTGAGGAAAAACTTTATAATATCCGTTTTGAACATTTTGCGAATGTGATTGATTTACCCATACACTATCCCCTTCTAATGGAGTCGACTCGTTTCCGTTATGCCATTGGGTGTCTCCATCTAATCCGGAAGCGCAAGCATAAGAAAGGCTTGCTTTTCTTAACGAAACAAGGTAAGACGTATTTGGATCTGGCGTATTTGGTTTGTGGTTGTACCCTTTAAAATTGGATAACCTGTCCTTATTTCCTACAAAATTTGAGTTAAAAACTCCGTTCGCTGCTGCAAAGCATTGCTTTAAAGTTCTTTGATTTGTATTGCCGAATATTTCTTGCATTACTTGCTTTTGTCTAATATCTCCTATTGGTAGTGCCATTATATCCCTAAATGTTTTTTGATTAATTCAATTTCATTTCTTAGACTGATATTTTGGTTTTTCAAAAATTTAACCTGATCGTCTAAAAAATTTATACCTGCCGAATTAATAGCGGTAATTTTGTGATAAGAAACCCTTTTTATCGAGTCTTCTCCAATGTTTACTATTTCAGGGAAGAGTACCATTAATTGATCCGCGACAAAACCAATATCTTTTTTTCCCGATTTCTTCCATGTGAATCTAACTGGTTGTAGCCTTTTTGGTTTTAATTCTGTAATATCTTTTTTAAGTCTAATATCTGAACCTGTATCAAAATCGTCAGCGCTTACTACACCAATAAACCTAGCTCTGTCTCCGTAATAAAGCTCTCCATTTTCTCTAAGTTGAAGGTTTTTCCCACTAACATCGTTAACAATAAAAAAAGTTGAATTCGAAGAAGATCCAAAACCTACATAACCCTGTCTGGTTACACTGTCAGATTCATAAAAGCTAAAAACGGCAATATTTGAATTACCAACAGAATCACCCCTTATTCCACTTGACAAAGGCATATATATTTTACCCGACAATTGACCCCCTGACTTTTTCAAGTAATCGTTTAAATCTTCGGTGGAGTCATTTCCTCTAGGTCCTGTATCGCCTTTTAATCCTTGTGGTCCTGTAATACTTTTGGCATCGTTTAAATTCACCCTATACTCTAAAGCCTCAAAAGCTGAAAGTATAGACGTGCTTGGTACTATATTAATTTTTGTTGTAGCCTTTGAAAATCCAGATAGAACTTTCGCCACAACTTCTAAACCGCTTAATTGAGTATCTGTAAAAACCGCATTTGATGGAACCGCTTTGCTAACGATTGGATGGTCTACATTTGAAACTTTATCATTGTTTGCATTAATTTGCCCTTGTTGCGTGTTTGTTTTTTCGTTTAAAATCCTCCCTTGTTTAGCACTTAAAGAAGTTGTATTGTCATTACTATCTAAACCATCGTAAACGTCTCTTTGTGCTATGGTAGTGTCTACTTTTACTCCGTTAAAAGTAGGAGAACCCTCCGCATCTTGACCAAAATTATCTAAAACACTTTTGTTTGTGTGATTGTGCCTTTGTGCCGTATTTTGAAAAATTTTATTATCTAAATTTGTGTCCGCAGCCTTTCTACCTTGTACCTCTAAAATATGCTCGTCATCGTTTGCGTTGATAGTCTCAACCAAATGATTAATATCCTCCGAAACTATTTTATTTGCAATTGGAACGTTTCTTACAACTACATCCGCCTTAGTTACTATGTTTGTAATTTTTGCCATTTATAATTTATATTGTGTTAATTGTTGCAAGTAATTATTTTCTTCAAACCTTGATAAATTATTTAAAAAAGGTGCTGATATTTCCTCCTTGGTTTCAAAAGTGAAATTGTAACCATTAAAATCCGCCCTATTGGCTCCTAGTGATTTTGAAAATTTACCCCTTAAGCCTGTGTAAAGGCCCAACATTCTTAAAAATCCGTTATTGTCTTTTATTATTATTCGCCAATCCTTTGCAGCAAATTCTTTGAAATTATCGGTATCTAAAATTTTCTTTAGTTGAAATGATATTTTTTGCTCGTAGCTTTCGTCTACTTCCTCGTTAAAATCAATATTAAAAGCCTTTAGCTCATAAATTTCTTGTGCTGGAAATTCAACTAAATAATTATCCGCAACCAAAATAGTTGCCGGAGAATATTCCTCGAACGGAAATACATATATTTTCTCCGCCCCTCCTTGACTGTTGTCAATATTATTTATTCTAGTGTAATCCATTTAAAATCGCCAGCCGTTATTTAAGTTTATATCCATTGCATCTACTTCGTCTTGATGCACTTTGTACTCTGGTAACTCGTTTAATTTTATCCACTTATTAAACCTATTTACATACATTTGCGCCATTGAGCTATATCTATCGCTTAACCCTTCCACCTCTTTTTTATCTACAATTTCCACGTTTTCTGGTTTGTTTTTAAAAAGGCCTGCATTTGTCAAAGAGTATTGAGAAATGGCGATATAGTCTGCGCAGCTCTCATACTTTGTAATTGGTTTTATAAAATCATTAAAAATTTTTAAATAATTATCCTTTAAATCTCCATCCTTTAAACCTTTTTTAATTTTGTTGTAAAGGATAGAACCCAAAAGAGGCTCGATGGTGCTTATTTGTGTATTTAAAATGCACATTGTGTATCTGTCAACATCTACATTACCCCCTATTATGGTGGTTTCTGTCATTTCTTGCGGTGTAATGAATAGTATCTCGGCCATTATTTTAAACTTCCTTTGTTTGGTTTGTCAATTTCTGCGATTGCCACATCTTTATCGTTTTTTTGTGGTGTAAAACCTTGCCTTTTTGCCTGCCCTACGTTTACAGGAGATACATTTTGCATTGCGTTTCCTCCCAAAGCCTTGCCATCTTCTCGCCTTTTCTTTTTGTATATTCTTCGCTCCCATCTGTGGTGGCAATTAACGCCACCGCCATAAAAGAAGATGTTATATTTACCCCCTTCATGCGCAAATTGTCCGTTTACGCCCTCCGCACTCATTTTATCTATATCCTCTTTTCTAAAAACTTTTCCGGCCTTAGATAGCTTCATCATTTTATCACAAAAGGCCCTACCTTGCCCTTTTGGCTTTTTTGATGTTCCGATATTGTAGGCATATCTTACCTTCCAGAACTCCGTATCTTGTTCACTTTTGGCAGTTGAGGCCAATTTTATTTCTTTATCTAAATCGTAGTCTATCGCCTCCAGCTCATATCCTTCTGGCTCGTTTTCCGCATACTGCTCTATAAAATCAAAGTTTTTTTTTTGGCAATTACATTCACTTGCAAGTGCTAAATTTTTATCCTCATCATTTACTTTTGCCTCTTCCTCTTTTTCGCCCTCAATTTCTGTAAGTGGTCTCAAATAAATATCCAAAACAATTTTAAAAAATTCTAAAACTTCGCTAATAGAACCCAAAACAAAATCCTGCTTGGGAGAAATTACCCTTTTCATTAATTGCTGCTCCATCATATCCATCTCATCCGCAACCGAAGAAAATCCGGTGGATGCGCTTAATCCAACAAGTACAGGACTAACGCACTTATGCCCAGAAAGTATTTTATTGCTTGCCTCGTTACCTAAAAAATCCCATTGCTTGTGAGCTGTGTTATTTTCTACGTTTGTTATGGTGGTAGGGTCTGTATCGGAGGCCATAAAATTAAAGGCTTTGGCTCCAGCGTTTGAGCTTCCAGAAAGTCGGTTATTTGTATCTTTTATAAAAGAATCTTTTTGCCCTTCTGTCCATGCTTTGGAATTTGGAACGTTTACAATTGATCCAAACGACAATCCGTTCACAATATGAGAAAGGTAATAATTGCTTAATTCTTCCTCAATTTGTGCGTATTGCAAAGAGGCGTCATAGTCTGGTTGCTCAAAATATTGTTGCCCTATTTGGTAAGGCTTACCTACAAATATCTCTGGTTTTTCAAAATTAAAATCCTTCCCAAATCCAAACGCTGGATATTCAACAGGCCTATATTTTGCCTGGTTCCTTTTCTTCCAATCTGAACTATACCAATAAGAGTGAACCAGTCCATCGTCTTCGTTTTCGATTGATGGAATTACATTTGATTTTGTTAAATGCTCAATTTTTGCAATCTTATTTTTATCTCCTTTTTGTCTGTGGATCTGGAAGGAATGAGCGCCAAAAACTTGGTTGTCTGTTAGTATTGCCTTTATATCTTTTTTACTAATTATTTTTATAAGGTCCTTATACTCTTGGCTATCCTCTCCTAATTTATGAATGGAAAGGCCTCGCCCATAGGCCAAATCAATGTAGGAATTGTTTACTGCCTTGTTTGTAGTGCTGCCATTATATCGCTCAATTATATAAGTATAATTAATATTATTTTCGCCATTCATTACCCAATTTTTGGCGGTGCTTTCCTGTATTGGCTTTCTCGTATATTTGTTAAAACCAACAAAACGAATATCTCCTTTATTATCCTGCATAAATATACTTTTGATTTGTTGATTTATAGTCTTGTGGTTTCTGGCTAGTAAACAACAACCTACCCCGGTAAACTATTTGTTCGTTTTCAGTTAATTTTAAAGTGTATTTATCGCCCTCTGATCCTTTTAATTCAAAAGCCAAACTCATAACACCATTTAAAACTGAATACGTAGCTACTAAATCGGTAAACGTGTGATCGCCATCCTTTGAAAACTTACAATTTAACACGCCAGAAGGATAAAACCTTGGGTGTAATTTTATTGTATGGCTTTCGTTTGTGGGCAGTAATACCTTCATACTTATATAACCTGAAAATGGCGATATTGTAACAAAAAAAAACCTCTCTAATTAATTAGAAAGGTTTTTTAAAAGAAAATATGAAACTATTTTATTTAGCCAAAGCCAAAAATGCTGCGACTGTTTCCGTATCTAAACTCGGTGCTAAGTCTCTGGTTTCTGCCACCAAAGTAACATTATAACCATTAAAGTCTCCTCTTGCTCCACCGGTATCGGTGTCCGCAGTCGATGTTACGTTGAAAGAACGATCTGCTACCCATCTATATTGGCCGTTGTAATCTTTGTAAACTGCGGAAACTTCGGTCTCTAACAATTTATCCAGCTCCACGTTTGTTTCGCTATTTATTTGGCTTAATTGTGCCACCAAGGTTTGAGTGTTTACTTTTGTACCTGCTTTTTTATCAACTACAACATTTTCACTCAATTTATTAACATCGCCTTTTATTTCGTATTTATAACAAGCCGTAATACTTGAATTTATGGCGGTTGCTATACTTGCGGAAACTGTAAAGGCATCCGCAACATAGGTAAAGAAATAAATTTCTCTAACTCCACCCTGCAAAAAGTCTCTTGTTTTTGCACGTCCTGCGCTAATATCTGACATACTTTTTTATGATTTTAAAAAGGGGTGCTTTTATACACCCCTTAAATTAATTTTATTATCCTACGTATAAAACGTTAAATTTCTGGTTTACTACGTGCGCAAAAATTGTAAAGATTACATCGTAGAAATAGTCTTTTCTAGGTGCTGGATAAGGAGCAATAGAAATATTTGCATAGTCATCCAATAAATCGGTACACCACATATAATTCAAAGGAACTGCCGCGTGCAATACATTTGGAGCCAATGGAATAAAAACGATTTCTACGTCTAAATAGAAATATTTATCTGCTGCCAAATCAACTGTGAAAGTATCTCTGTGAGTTTGAGCTAAATTAAAGTTGTTAATTAATTTTTTCACTCCTCTAGGCGCATAAATGTAAGGCTTTTCAACACCGCTTAAAACTTCGTCAGGAATTGCATCGTAAACTTTCCCAATTTCTGTTGCAATATTGGTAACGGTTAGCGCAACACCAGCAACTTTAATTCTTTTACCTACTGCGCCCTTGTTAAAAATTACTTTGGTAGTCAAAGAATCGAATAACGTTACAGGCATTGCAGCAACTAAAGCCTTTTCTTTTGTTCCAATTGCATCGTTTGCAGTTCCAGCGGTAAGCGCAGCAACTAAAACCTTTGTAGCTGCGGAAGCTCCGTTCCAGTATTTTTTCTCTGCATCTAAAGAAATTAGCGGAGCCACGCCATTTAAAACCAATCTGTTAAATTCGTCTGAAACGTCATTAATTGCGCCCGCTTTTATATCTCTACTAAAACGAGTAGAACGCAAATCGTCTGGCGTAAATTTGTCTATGTATTCAACCTTTACCGGCGTTACTGTTGTATCTTCTAAACCAACTTCGCCAGATTCGTTTCCCTCTGGATTTACGGACCACGCTTGCATTTCTACGGAGTTAATATTTTCCGTAATTATTCGCCCAGCCTTGATTCCTGTTTCAAAAGAAACTAAGTTTTTTTCTACTGTATCATTTCTGAATAAAATTTCAGCTATGATCTCTTGTTTGAAATCTGTTGGTAATTGCGACCCTGTATATTGTATGCTCATTTTGTATAATTATTTGTTTCTGTTTCTAAATTTTTCGTATGCGGTTAAATTTTCTTTAGCCTCTAAATTCACTCGTCTAACTGATGGGGTAGCCGGTGCCTTTCCTAATTGGATAAGCTCCTCCGATTGTGTGGAAACTTTAAGCTCTAAAGCCTTGATTTCTTTTGACATTGCCACCGCTTCCTCTTGCATAGGTGCAATCATTTCTTGCATAGGTGCAATCATTTCTTGGATTTTTGTAAGAAAATTAGCTAAAACAGTTTCGATACTGTCCTCCCCTTCAAGTTTTAACTTTTCAGCGTCCGCTTTCTTTTTCTCCTCTTCCGTTTCTTCGGCTAATTTTAATTTATCAGCCTCCTCTTTTTCGAGTTTTTCTTTTTCAAGCTCTACTTTTTCAGGTGCTTTTAATAAAGTACCAAGTTTTGTAAAGCCCTCTTTTAATGCTAAAAGAATTGCGCTCTCGTCCTTTTTTTCTGCCATTTTATTTAATTTATTTAATTTAATTTCTTCAAATTGCATAAAAGCGTCTATTGAAAAGCCTTTATATTTTCCCAGCCTTACATCTTCTAAAACCTCTGGATTTTTAATATCCATGATCCCAACCCAACTACCAACAGGATAATTAAGTCCAAAAAATGCGGATTGGTCTTGCTTGGAATCCTTGACCAACCAAGTTTCCGCAAAACTTACGTGTTCAATATTAATACCATCGTGTTGCCTTGTCGAATTGTTTTGGTTCCCTTGGGCCTGAAAATTGTAGGCTACATTTTTAACGTCTTCCTCGGTAAAAAAAATCTCATATTCTTCCTTATTTACAGAATCGTATCTTAAAACTGATTTATTAGGCTCTAAGATTAAACCTATAATTCTGTTTTTATCTTTTCCTAGTATTGCAAATTCTAACGGCTTTTTTTGCTCGCTAAATTGCAAAAAGTCTTCCTCCATTGCGCCAGCGCTAACAAGTGAAACGGCATACACGCCCTTTTTATCTGGATTAAATTTTGCTCGGTATTTCTTCATTACTTATATAACCTCTTTAAATGCTTTTTGTAACACTTTATTTTTATAGGCTGCCCAATGCTAACTTATTTCTTTCCATTTCTGCCTGCGTGCTAATTTCGGAGCTAAGAACAAAGGCCTGAATAGGTTTACTATTTCCTTTGTTTATGCTCTGCGCTATTTGGTTGGAATCTGTGCCTTGAACCAAATTAAAAGAAGGTGCGGAGGCTCTGGGCCCACTAGATGAACCTTGAACACCACCACCTCCAGCTCCAGCCGTTTTTGTCGATAGTATTTTTTTAATTTGTATTGCACTAAACGCTCCTGCAAGTCCTGCCTGAATTGCTGGGTACGCTGGAAAAACTGCGGCAATTGCCGAACCTTGTGCGGTTGTATATGCGTTTTGCACTCCTTGTATTCCTGAAATTGTAGCCTGCGCGACCGCCACGCCTTTACCAATTGCGCTGCCCTCTTTTGCCAATGCACCAACTAAGGCAAGACCTTGCTGGGCAAATGCTACTTTGGCATTTTTTAAAAGCTGCGCATCTTTTATCTGTTCTTCGTTTGAAAGTTTTTCATTGTGTAAAATTTCGTTGTTAATTTTATTGTTATAGAATAAAATTATATCCTCTTTTTGTTGTTCGGTTGCCTTTAGTTCTGTGAGTTCTATTATTTTTCTTTCTTTTTCTAGTTCTAGCTTTTCTATTTCCGTATTAGCTAATTGCTCCTCTCTTTTTTTCTTAAATTCATCTTGTATATCTGCAATTTTTTGCAGCCTTTCGCCCTCCGTTTTTGCCTCTAGTTTTACTTTATCAACTCTAATTTTTTCTATATCTGCTAAAACTTTTTCTCTTTCCTTTACCTTTTCAATTCTAATTGCATCCTCCTCATTTTGTGCTGCGGTTAGCTCTCTAGCGAGTTGCCTTTTAAAATTTACTCGACCGGTTTCTGCTCGTATTACTGCTGCTGCTGCCTCGGCCTCTGCGTTTAAATTTTCTTTATTTGATCTAGCGAATGTATTTTCCAATGCAATAGCGTTGGCACGTAAAACTAAAACCTCTTTTTCTCTTGCGATTAATCCATCTTGTATATCTCCGGCCTCCATTAACGCCTCTTTTCTTTCCTTAGCGCTAAATTTATTTTGCTCTTTTGCTATTAAACGAAGTTTTGCAATATCATTCTCGGCTTTGGCCTTGTCAATAATTAAATCTCTTTCTATTTTATCAGCTCTCGCCCTATCGTCTGCAACTTTTGCAGCGGCTTTTCCCTCGCTTATATTTTGTTTTGCAAAATCTGCCGTTTCTTTTGCCAACTTTTCAACCAATTGCAAGGCTGGGTTTCCCTCTATTACTAATTTTTTAAATCCTTTCCCTGCATCTTCTAAGGCTCCGCTAAAGTCTCCAGAAAAAGCCTTTTTTATTGCGCTACCCAATAGACCTAGGCCATCCAATACAACCTCTATTTGATTCGTTACGTACTTAGTGATTGAATCGCCTATATCCTTAATTACCTTTTGTGGCTCTGTGAATACTTTTATAATTAATTCGCCAAAATCAGCCAACAAGTCTATTAAGTTTCCGGTAACGGCTCCAATAACTGCCATTATTTTCGCAAACTTGTTTTGTCCTTCCTCGGAGCCTTTAAAAGCAGCAGAAACCGCAGCGATTGCAACAATTAAAAGACCTATTCCCGTAGCAGCGATGGCAAACTTTAAAGATTTAAAACCGCCAACAACGCTAACAATGCCAGATTTCATTTTATTAAATGCGCTCAATGCCCCCCCACTCATTTTGTCAAGGCTTGAATTTAGTCCGGTCGTGCTTTTATCTACGTCTTTGATTTCTTTATCAAGTCCTTTTATATTTTTGTCTGCACCCTCTTTTTTTACTACTATATTTATTACTTTTTCTATTGCCATCCTCTTTTAATTTTTGTTCTAATATCTTTGAAACTACTTACAAGCTCATGCTTTCCCTTTGCAATATCCACGCTTTCAGATACGCCTATCAATTCATTTTTTAGCAAATAGTCTAGTACTTCTTTCATAAATTTATTAGGTTAAATTTTATTTCTTTGGTGGTTATATTTGTATCAAAACTATCTATCCGGTGCGCTCTGCCTTTCACAATTATATTATCATTTAACTTCAAATTAATTATCAAATCCAAAGACACATTTTTAGCGGTATAGGTGTAAAACCTTTTATTTTTATTAAACACGCTTTCAATAAAATCTTTGTGAAAATTTGAGTACAAAGTTTTTGAAATTATTTGCCCTGTGTGCTCGTCAATTTCTTCCCCAAACGTGGTGCTATTGTTCGCCCTTTTATGTGATGGCATACAAAGGCTTGAAATTATTTGCCTCTGGCTCGAATCGTCCAATATTTTTACGTTCGAGTTTAATTCTTTTGTAATTATATAATGTAAATGAGGTTTTATTTTTACCGCATTTAAACTACTATCGGCCATCAGTCCATAAACAACATTCGAGTTTTGCAAACGATTAATATCTGTTATTTTTTCATAGGCCATATTCTCAAACGGCAAATCAAAACTTAGGCTTTCGCCCTCTATCAGTTCTCCGCTTTCATCTGTTATTTTTAATTCTAAATCTCCATAAAAAGAGCCTGTTTGCTTTTTAAATTGTTTCGCTATAATGGTTTCCGATTCTTGGAATTTGTAGCTAATTTCATTTAACAATTTACCGCCCGAAATATGAACCTCTGTAAAATCTATAAATTCGGTAATATCTCTATTTTTTCCGCTGGCGTAATAATTTTTATAGGTATCAACAAATAAATTATTTTCTGAATTTGGAAGAACTACAAGTTTAAACATTTTGAAAATGCCCTTTAAAAACTCCAATATTGTAATATCTGGAAGGTTCTCGGAAACACTAAAATTTGAATTAATAACCCCTAGACCTTTGTTTGTTTTTATACTTATTGTTTCGTCATTATTATTAAATCCTGTCATTGAAATTACAGAGGAAAACTGTACAGGAATCGAAGAAGAAATCTCGTATTTTAAACCGCTAAAATTATAGTTTACGTCTACGGCATTTATTAAAATATTATTTGTTCCCGTTAAATTTTCCTTTACAGATATTTGTTTATTGTTTTTGTAAACTGCAATTTTATAAACCTTATCATTTGGCACAACCACGCTAAAATCTATGTAAGAAATTTCTACAATTTCTCCCTGTGATCTGGAGAATAAAAATTCAGAAAAAACACGCTCTAAACTGCCACCATTTAAAAGCAAATACAGAAAGCTAAAATCTCCGGTGCCAAAGAAATCTCTGCTAAAGGTTAAATTATATTTTTGCTCTATGGCCTCAATTATTTTAATTGCTTTTATACTGCTACTAGAATCTTGGTAAACCATTCCGCTTTGATTGCTCGTATTATTATTTGCTAAATTTCTTGTAAATTCTGTGTTATTGGTATCTGGGTTCGTGTCATAGATATACCGCTTATAACTTAGCAAAGTATTTAAAACATCGGTATTGCTTAAATTATCATTTGTAAGTCTATTTCTTACATTCTCAAAATTGTAAGTAAAATCTAAACCGCTAAAATCTAAATCGCTTAATTTGTCTTTGCCTGTGATCTTTTTTAGTTCTGTTAAAAGTCCGTAGAAATCTAAACTATAACTGTCCGCTTTTTGCCCCTTTTCCGTAACTCTGTTTAACTTAAAGTTTCCAGTCTTATAATGCAAGCCATCCAAATAAATAGCTCCTAAAACGAGCTTTCTTCCATCAAAAGAATTTACAATTGAGGCATTGTAATAATGTTTAAAAATTCGGTTATTATTATCTGATGCTGGAACGCTAAAAGAGTTTGATGTTTCCGTAAATACCTTGGTAATATCTTCAATTTTTGCAACTGAATTTTTGATAAAAATATTATCGTCTTGAAACAAGTCCAGCCTTTCGCCCCCTATGTATAGTGCCGTTCTCATTTATATATCGTTAATTTCGTTATACGCATACTCGAAAGAAAGTTCATAGTTTAAAAGCCTATCTTTTTGCCTTGTTTGCTCCTCTAGTGAACTTGTTGTAACATTTACAGGGTTGAAAAGGCCACCCTCCAATATCCAAACCTTATCAGAAAGTAAAAGCTGGCTAATTATTTCGTTGTTTTCTTCCAAAATAAAACCTGTTTTTGCCTTAAATTCTCTGTTTGCCTTTTTGTTGTACGTTGTTATTTGGTGGAATCCATCTTTTGCCTGACCTCTGGAGCTTAAATATTTGTCATCGCTAACCTTTAGCGTGTTTATCTTTTCTTTAAAGAATGTAATCGGGTACAATTGTCCGTATTTATTCAAAAAATAAACATCAAAAGGGGTGTATCTTTGCTCTTGAACCACGTTCAAAGAGTGAATTAAAACATTATTTTTTTTAATTTCTATCCTGTTATCTGATCCAGCCTGCGCAACTACAATAAAAATATTTCTTATAATTGAGGTCGAAGAATTTCCGGTAAAAGCTGAAAAAGTAGAAACAAATTTTAAGTTTTGATCGGGGTAAGATGTAACTTTTATAGCCGTTTGTTCTGTGGACGAAAATTTAACAGGCAAAGAAAACTGTGAAAATCTGCTAACGTTTACAAAGCTCCCAAATGCCAAAACATCATTTGCTGGTGTGGTCGTGTTTCTGCCCTCTATTCCATAGCCGTAACCTCTAACCGCTAAATCTATTGTTATGAGTTCTGGAGCCTCTGGTGTTGCTCCATTGTAATAAATTACTTGCGTTTTTACCCATACCGCAGAATTTGCTGCTATTATATCGGTGGAATTTGATTTGGTAAGGTTGAATTTTAAAACATCATTTATGTAAGGAGAAATATTAACGTCCATACTTCCAACTAAACCCAAAGGATTAATATTTTTTATTTCGTGTGTTGGCAAATCTGGGATAGAATCCTGTGGTCCGCTCCAAATATAAATTTGTAAAATATATTTTGGTGGGGTTTGCCCTGCTGGATTATTCCAAGGGATTGTTTTATAATATGGCGATCTGGTAAGTATCATTTAAAAGAGTTTTTTAATAGTTTATCAACTTGCAATCCATAGGCATCGACTAAATCATCGGGCAACTTTTTAAAAGCAGCCTCAAAAGGTTTCGTTATAAAATTAGTGGGAGCCGTTCCGTTCAGATAAATACTTCTCGTAATTAAAGAGGCGGTTTGTTCGTAGCTCATAAATTTGCCGGTCTCTCTATTCTTAAATTGAAACCTTCTTTTCTTTACCCATTCAAATATCCCATCGCTTAATCCTCCCTCTTTTCCTTTTCCCGATCCAAACTGAAAAGGCGAATCTGGAGACTTCAAAGAGCTAATTTTTCCCTTAACTCCTTTATCCAAAAACTTTCCATGATCGGCCATTAAAAAAGCTAACTCGAACGAGTTTTTGCTTTCCTTGGCTTTGTATTGAATGGAATTATAAAGCTCTTTAGATACGTTCCTTTTCTGTTTTGTAAGTGCGGTTTTCGCCTCCTTTACGACTACCCTTCCAAATTTATCGAGTGTATCTTGAACTGACATTATGATAATATCATTTCACTATTTGGAAGCTCTACTGTAAAAGTTAAAACATAACCCACCGCACTATCTTTATCGCTTAACCATTGGCGAAGGGTGCAATTATCTGGGGCCTTTATTCCCTTATCTTCAAAGTCATGGTTTATACTCGTCCAGAATCTATTTAGGACCGCCAGCGTTTCATTATAAACATCAACCTCGTTGTTGTTATTGAAAAAATTATCTTCTTTATTGTCTAAATTTGTTAGAACTGCATCAATTACGGCCACCTCTAAATTAAAACCAACTGTTTGCCCATTTGTAAAAAAAGGATCTCCAATAACAATGTGAGCAAGCGTATAAATATTTGTTTTATTTAATGCGACCTTGCTAAAATCTCCCTGCGTGATGGTATTCACTAAAGAATCACTTTTTAAAAGTTCTCTTAAATAAAGTAAAAGGCTTGTATAATGGTTCATTTTAATTCTGTGTCTGTATTGAATGTTTTACTTTCATGGTGTCATTTCTGCAAGCTAGCAATGTGTGTATTTCGTGTATTTTTGTTTGCATTAAAATATCCAATTCTGATTTATTGCCATTTGCCAAATCAAAAAGCGTAGCATAAAAACCCCACTTATTAAAATATTCTAGTGCGCTATTTCCTTCGCTCGTTCCTCCGCCATAGACTTCTGGATAGAGGCCTCTAAAGTTTTCGATAAACTCCAAAAAAAAACATTGAAACCTTTTGCAATTGCGATGGGTGTCTGTTTCATAATTTCAGAAAGTTCGCTTGTACCGCTATAATTTACTATCTGATAATTTTTAAAATTGTCTTTTAATTTTATGGGCCTAAATCCTACCGCCATAAATAAGTGTAGAAACTCATCTTTGCCAAAGTATCTAATAAGGTCATCGTATTCGCTGCCGGTTATTTTATCAAAGTTTGGAATCATGCCAAACTCGATACCATTTAAAACAAACCTTTGTTTAAATTCCCCCTCTTTTAAAAGTGCTTTTTCGATGGTATCAGTTAAAAATATTCTATCCAATTGGGTAATATCTCCAGCGTTTTTTATGCCTGTAAAAACTTCTATAATTTCATTATCCATTTCAAAACCAGAAAGATTGGATTTGCTGATAGCATCAATTTTTTGAAATTGGTCTATTGTGATTTCGTCTGGAATTGTGATTTTTACTTTCATTACTTATATAACCTAAGAATGGCCATTTTGTAACAAAAGAATTTAGCGCATTAATTCAAAGTCTGAATTTCCCTGCAAGTGATAATACACATTGTATCGGAGCGCATCAATTAAATGATTCCAATCATCCTTGTATGTTTTTGAGCCTTTATCTGCGTACACGTGATTATTAAATTCTTTCACTAAGTTTATACTTATCGGGTCTACTATTATTTCGTAGTCCTGCAAAAACATTATTCCGGCGGTTATACTTCCAGCACCTTTTTTGACTCCTTCAATATTACAATCAACTGCCAGCTCTGAAATTAAACGAGGCTCTGCACTATCCGCAATAATTAATTTGTTACCGCAAAATGTTTTGTTTATTTCGGCTATCTGCGAAGTTTTTAAACTAGGCTTATATAATAATTCTTTTGCGTATATTTTTTTTAGTTTCTTATCAATGGCAACTTCTACTAGGGTAGTTGGATCGCTTGAAAATCCATAATCTTGCCCGAAGGAAGTCTGTAAATTGTCAGGATTAAATGGTCCATATTTCCAATTTTCAATAACAACGCCCTCCGCTTTGTTAAGCCATCCACCCAAATACTTGTGCTTATATTTTTTAAAGTCTGTTTTTTTTACACCTTCTATTTTGTTTAAAAA